GTGGATTCTCATAGTGATCAATCACCTTGTCACTGTAGGCCATAAATCGTTATCTCCAGAAAAATAATATTGATTTGATTCGATCAATGTATTTTTGTAGATATTTCTGTTGGAATGCCTTGGCGTATTCGGGTTGTGGAAAATTCCAACCAATGAACATACCTACCATGATCCAAAATATAGTTTCTAACATAACAGCCTCCTATTGAAAAGTCAAGTTATTTGGTAGCTTGTTTGGCCACGCGGCTGGCCATTCGGCTTACTATGGCCTTGTTGTCTGTGGGCGCAGGTCCCGATGCTGTGGGCACTTCGGCTGCCGGTTGTTCATCAGCGCCACGGAAATATATCACATCTTTGTCAATGGTTCGTATCACATTACTCAAAGGTGCAGCGGTACTGGCATTGATAAAACTATCGTCACTGATATTGCTCATACCCATGTTCTTGGCGTGCTGTAGAAATGCATCCAGATCCATGGTGGCATTTTCTCCTGCAGTTTCGCTTTGATTCATAAAAAGTTCTGCCAAGGCAGTTAACCTCAGCAGATCATTTTTTGGAATGGCGGAAGGTGCTGAGGCAAACTCACGTAAACGCACAGTTTACTTTCTTGCGCGGCCCAGGGATTCTTCGCTGCCTAAATCTGCAGCAACTTCTTCTTCTGGGGGCGGCATATCTACTGCAGACATCTCGTCGCCGGCTGCGGCACCTAGATCAGCACCGGCTTCGGCACCCAATTCCGCACCAATGTCAGCTCCGGCGATACCACCAGCAGGTGCTAGTCCTGCGCCTGTGGCCTGACCTGTGAGTCCTGCCAATGCTGTGTCCATCTGACCTTTGCTGGCCTGCAGTGATTCCAACAATCCCTGCAGTCCGGCAGCGGCTGTTTGATTGAATGCCTGTGCTTTTTCTGTGCTGAGTTCGTACTTGATGGAATCAGTCAATGCTGGCAGTTCTTTGTACAGCATTTCCGAAGTCTGCTCAATCATCTTTTGCATACGATCAGCCATGTCCTGTGCGGCCAATACTACCTGTGCGGTTTCCACTTCTGAAGCTTCGCGCAAGGTCCGCTTGATCTGATAAACACCAGATTCCACAATGCGTTTTACTGCTATCTTGCGCTCCATCTGTGGATACACACGCAGATGCAGTTTACCACCATCGCGCTCGGCTGCTTCGTTCACACGATCTTTGATTTCTCTAACGCTGCAGCTCATGCCTTCTTCCATGTCTTGTTCGGCCATGGCCATGAGTTCCATCACAGCATCTTCATCATATTCTTCGCCCAAGGATACGCCACCTGTGGCAGCTGTGGATCCAGGTGCACCTTTGATCAAGGCCATGATTGATTCAGCGTCTTTTTTGTCCTGCGCCGAGGGATTGGCCATGCTTTTTCCAGGATGGGCCAACTGGCTCAGGGCTGCTGTCTGACCTGGTGTGAGTGCTTCCTGCACTCGTTGTTTCAGAGCCTGCTCCAACATCACGGCCTTGAGATAGGCTGCACTGCGCTGGCTGGTATGGAAATTTGGCTGGCGGCGATATTCACCAATGGTGCGGCTTACCTGCTCTAGCATGGTACGAGCCCTGGCAGCATCAAGGCTGGCAATGGCTAGCTTTTTACCAAATTGGCTTTCAATGATACCGGCTGTGTTTTTGCTGGTATTTTTAAGTGCGAGGTCTGTGAGTTTCATCAGGGGTAATCCTTTTAGTTTGTAAGTATTTAGTGACAACTGGGTATTTGTCCAGGTGAATTCGAGCATTTTCACGCAGGGCCTGCGCTTGACCCAGTTTGGATTCGTGCAAGCCAACATGGATCATGTTCTGTATGCGTGTCATGTGTATGTCAATGTCGGCCTGGGCCCGGCTCAACTGTTGGTCTAGATTCTGTATATGCTGGGCTGCTGGAAAATCCTGGTGTTTCATGGCTGTGCAATAGCGCAGTGCAGATTTCATGGTGTGGAATTTCTGCACACGCTGGCTGGGTTCTATAACCAGTATTTCTCCCCGGTGCGGTATCAGTTCATAGGCAGCATATATGGCATAACCCTTATGGGTGCGTAACAGCAGTTCTGGGTGGCGCCGGGATTCCTGTGCCAGTTTCCTCAGCGTTTCAAACTTGCGATTTTCCATCATTGATAAACAAACTTGGTATTGATCACTGAGCCTGTGGTTCTTATCACAGGTTCAAGATTTTCCACTGCTTCGTCCAGGCCAGTAATAAGTGGTACACCGTCGCAGTCCTGTATCAGCGCTGCCAGGGGTTTGCCGCTGATGTCATAGATGTCGGCAAATTCGCTGCCAAATTCAAAGGTCCAGATTCTGCTGGCTCTGCGATTCAGTCCCAGCACAGCTATGCTGGCGTCCTGCAGGATCTGTGGCGGTGAATACACAGTGACCTGGGTGCGCAAACTGATCAGTTGTGTGAGTGTTTCCCAGTTGCGCTGTTGGTTCCTGGCCCTGGTCAGTGCTGCCTGATCTGAGATCGTGTGTCCCTGCTGATCAGTCAAAGGCAATTGTGTGATCTTGGCATGATTGAGTATGCCAGTGGCTGTGCAGTCAAACAAGGTATAGCAAATGACTTTATTCATATTTCAATCTATAGTAAACTTCCACACGATCCAGGAGATCTTTCAGTTCTGAATCAGTCTTGGCCTGCTGCTGTATGTTCATCCACAGTTTGGCTCGCTGGTGCCGCACATGGTGGCTTTCCATGGTTTCTTGGATCATTTCCCTGGTATCTGCTGGTTGATTTTTGCGCCTGCGATAAATGGTTTGGCCTCCGTCGGGACTTTCATAGACATAACCCTCGTCTTGATTGTGATAATGATACTGATTGGACATACAAGTAATTAGTTGATAAAAAAACCGCGATGTAGAATCGCGATTTTAGTTTTCTGCTGGTATAACTAAAATCAATAACCCGAGGCTGTAAACACAGCACCATTGGCGCCGCTGACATCATCGCATAGTGTTACCCAACGACCTGCCCCATAGATGTTTTTGCGTGGGCCACCGGTGGGATCTCCGGCGAAAATGTCAGTGTAAACACCTTGCCAAGCATTGGCTCCTGCTAGGGTATTAATCTGTGTCCGTATCATACTAGCAGCTAGAACGCCTGTGGCCTGATAAGGAATATTTCCCTGGCCTCCGTTGTAGGATACTGTAACAAAATTATTGGTTGTAATATTACTGTTACCGTTGTTGATGGCTGTCCATGTGCTGAGATCAGTGCTGTATCTCGCGTTGCCTTTATCTGTATACCCTGGAGTAGGATTAAAAATACCAGCAGCAGTGACAGCATAGTAGTAAGTACCGTCATATGTCAAGGGCTGTGACAAGGGCCGAGTTCCGGTAGATCCACCCGCACTCCAGCTGCTGCTATTTGCGCTGACATAGATATTACCATTTTCATCGCCTGATATAAATCGAGATCCGTCAAACGACACGGTTCTCAGTGTAGCGGCTCCGGGTATGTTGCTGCCACCGCCGCCACCACCGCCACCGCTGGCAGGAGGTATAACTATCTGAATACTTTGTAAGTTTACGCCGGAAATGTCCATGTGATATTCTTTCAGCGTTATTTATTGCTTGATCAAGTCATAAAAAAACCGCGATGTGAAATCGCGGTTTTTAAAGTGCTCCTGGGTCTTTGAATTACGAAGCAGCTAGTTTGAAACCAACGTTTGTGGGTGTACCAACAACTTCACCTGTGACGTTAGCAGCAGCCAATGCTTGTGCGGCATTGCCAAATGTGCCTGTGTCATACAGTGCTACTGAGAGGAAACCACGTGTGTTGCCTGAACCTGCTACTGTGTCTACCTGATAGATAGCAACAGTTGTCAACTGCTGAATGCTCTGAATAACGTTGCTGACAGCGCCGTTAACGCCCATGCCGCCTGCAGCATTAGCGCCAGCAACAGCAAACTGCCAAAAGTCCAGTTTAGGACCAGCTGGCTGAACAGGAAGACCTGTAGAGATAGCGGTTGCGCTGATAGGACCGTTTTGTGTGTCCAGTGCAAATACTGGTTGTGCATCACCATTGGTGCGTGTAAAAATTGCCATGATAAATCTCCTTGTGTATGTGACCTTTTGGGGTCTGCTAGTATTTAGCTGTCAGGAGAAAAAATGGTGTTTTGGTCAGGCCAAACGGCCCATCATGGTGCGATACCAGCCGGGCGTGCCTTCTTGGATAGCCGGCAACTCTATGCCCTTGGGCTCTAGATCAGCACGGGCCTGGGCGAGTTTTGCATCTCGCTGGGGGTCTCGCTGCAGGGCCGTGACCACTGCTTCTACACCTGAGAGATCTTTGGGCGTGGCGCCAGGATACAATATCAACTCTGCTATTTCTCCAGGATCAGTTGTGATCATTTTGCCTGTGGCACGATCTTTCAAGCCATACTGCCCAGACCAGGTATAGCCTTGCGGATATTTGTTGTTGGCGCTGGCCTTGCCCAGGCTGTTGAGTATGATGTGCTTGACAGCATCTTTGTACTGTGTGTCGGCGGCAGCACGTTTGGCAAATTTTGCCCATTCGATGTTGGGCTCAAACATAAAGTCTACTTGTACAAATCCCAACTGTGGCTTGCCGGCCACGGGAGCCATGAAACTCATGGTTTCATATTCTGTGGGTTTCTTATCTTTTGCGGTACCACCTGCGATCACTAGATCAGGATCCAGGTCCTGGCTCTCTGCCCAGTTTTTTAGTATGCCGTAGAGTCGGGACTTGGGTGTTTGTGTTTTGTCCACTGCTAGATCTATATCTCCGGACTCGGCACGCAGACCCGTGCTGCCCAGCATGTTGTCCAACAGCGGCAGCCCTGTGAGTTGTTCCAACCAAAGCACTGTGGGCTTGACATCAGTCTGCTTTATGGTCTTGGTCAAGACTTCACCAGTCTTGGGATTTTTAAATTGATTGCCGCCTTCTTTTAGTATCATTTTATCGTCTACGACTATAGGTACCAGGAGCACTAATTATTGAACTGGTAGATCCACCGGCAGTGCTGGGTGAATTGGGTACTTTAATTTTTTTATTGACTGCTTCCAATGATCTGATCAAGAGATTTTGTATATCAGCAGGTGTGGGAGATCCCACAGAATCGTACCAAGTGGGGTGTCTATAATCGAATACTTCATTGTTATAGCGAGCCGATATAGATCTATCAAATATGGTAGCAGGTTTTATATCAACTCCATTGCCTGCGTCAATCCACTGTTCACCATAGCGCGAAGATTGTATATTACGATCTATGGCATCTTTCATGATCTTGGGTAAATTATACCATATAGAAGCAAATCCTGCCATGACACGCTGCAGTTCTGGATCTGCTGATTGGCCAACTTTATGCTGTGCAGACTGATCCAGCACCGCGTCATAAGTTCTACCTAGATTGTCCAATATCCTATTAAGTTCGGGAAATGATTTTAAATCATTGCCAAAACTCTTTTTAATATCATTGATAAAAGTTTCTATATCAGTGGTGGGTCTGTCTTTCAACCCCATGGTCATCAGCAGATTTTTAAAAACGCCAGTCTGATTAGATATCATCTGATTCAATAATTGTTGGGCTATTTTTCTGTAATTGTCAGCAGTGGGAGGGTTTGCAGTATTGGCTCTCTTAGTAAAGTTCTTAATCAACCAATCTTGACCTGCCTGGGATTTTTCTATTTCTGCATTGTATTTGTTGTCTTCTTTTCCAAATAGATCTTTTTGACCCACAGCACCAGCATAAGCAGCCTTGGCTATGTCTGCCCATGATTCTTCCGTGATTGGCTGCCGTTGATGTATTTCTTTAATTTTCATCTTGGCGCCTTATGATTCTGCGGAAACGCTCGGGATCGCGAGTGCGGATGGCATTGAGCAATTTGCGCTGGAGATTCTCCGCAGTTTCGGTGTCATAGGTACGATCTATCATTTCCAATAGATGTATGGCACTGTTGATGATGTTGCTGGCGCGACTCTCCACGATATGGTGGCGATCGCGCTCTTGATACATCTCATCTAATTCTTCTAATAAACTGCGAGTCTTACGTTGCATAATTGGTTCCAGCGATATAATATTTAGCAACCCGTTAGTTTTTATTTTGTTTAATTGCCCCTAACATGGCTTTTAATTTGGTGTTTTGTACATCGGCTGTGACCCGGGGCACGTCATCAGAATCTGTATTTGAAGTCAATACTTTGCTGGTACCTTTGATGCTGTCCAGTATATTCACCGTGGGTTTGCGGAAGGAGTTGGCATCTTCCTGCTCGCCGCAGTCGCGTATGCGCAGGGTTTCTATGTTGAATTCCAAATCTATTTTTGAACCCACGCCCGAACTGGAACGGGTTTTCATTAACTGTATCTGATATCTGCCTTTTTCTCGCATGCTTCTGCTGGTAAAGATACCAAACACATTGTCCGCAGTGTTGATCTTGGAAATACCTCCGGAAATGTGGCTGTGATCAAATTCAATTTCTTCCACTGCTGAACGATTCAACTGCGATGCTGTGACAAACAGCACATTTAATTCTCTGGCCAGATTACGCAATTCTTCTGACACATATTTGTCCTTCACAAACAGGTCATTGGGAGATACCTTGGCTGACACTGGCATCAACAAATCCAAATAATCCACGCACATGAAATCAATTTTTACACCGCGTTCAATTTCAAGATTTTTCACATAAGCACGTATGTCGTTCACTGTGCTCTGCGCTGGCATATACTTGATCATGAAATTGCCAGACTTTTTCTGCAGCAGGCCCAGTTTCAGTTCCACATCATCGATGTTGCGAAAGATCTCTTTGCTGGCTATGTCAGTCATCATGGAATCCAGTCGCATGGAGCACAGGCCTTCTGACAGTTCCAGTGTGATGTACACACCGCTGAGTCCGGCCATGACCCAGTTGGCTGCTAGATTTTGCATGAACAGACTTTTGCCCGATCCCGAACCCCCAGCAAAGATCTGCAGTTCTCCGCGATTGAAACCACCGTAGAGTTTGCTGTCAAGCACAGGCCAGCCTGTGCTGAGTTGGCCATTGTTGCTCTTGATGGCCATGAGTCGTTCACGCACATTGTGGAAATAGTCTGTGCCCAGTTCACGTGCTAGACACACATTGATGGCGTCTTTGATGATCTTTTCCACAGGACCAAAGTTGCCCTTTTCCAGCATATCTGCTGACTTCAATATGGCACGCTCTAGTTCTCTGTGCTGTGTGAACTTTTCAAACTCGGCCAAGAACCACTCTTGTGTGACAGTGGGCCTGGGTTCAAGATCCACTGAAGTCTTGGCTCGAACACTGTCTCTGTCGGGCACCACTTTGTATTTGTCAGCGTGTTCTTTGATGAATGCGGCTGCATCGCGTAGTTTACGATCAAAGTTTTCAGGGTTGAAAATGTTCTGCACACGAGCAAAGCACTCGTGATCCTGCACAGCCATCTCTAAAAAAAGACGCTGCATGTCAATGGTGAATTCAATTACTGCTGATTCGTTTTTCAATTTCTCTTCTCCTCAATTCGATTTTCAAACGACTGCGTTCTTGGCTGCGGAGTATAGAAACAAGGGTGGCGAGTCTGCCATGGTGGCATACGGCATCATTGACATCTTTGATGCTGGTGTCCCAAAGTGGCATACTGACTGTGAACCCTTGCTCCGCAGCACGTTCCGCAAGTTTCAAGCCAGCACTGTCTTGGTCTGGAATAATAATTATGTCTTTGTCAAGACTTTTAAGTATAGCTATTTGATCCTCATTGAGATCATTGTGCATCAAGGCCACACCGCCGATGCTGAGCGCATCAAAGATGCCTTCGCACACAACAATCACTTGATCCTCGGACCGGACCACATCTAGATTGAACACATAGCCCGGTTGCTGATTGCTGATGTACTTGGGGCGGCGATCATCCAAGTATCTTGAAGTATGGCCCACTATGTGACCACGATATCTAAAAGGCACTATGATCCTGAAGGCTTCTCTGCCCTGTGCTTCAGGCGTGATCCATATGTCGTCAATGTCAATGCCACGCGATTCACAGTAGAGTCTATAGGGCGCGTGGTCAGGATCCACAGGATCTATTTCCACAGCCAGTTCCGGCAGGCTCTGTTCTTCAAACTCGGGTAGCGGACGGCTACGGCGTTCCTGTGCGATTATGTCCTGTATGTCCCGCAGTTTGAGACTTTCCAACTGCTCACGTTTGATCTCTTCATCGGAGTATCCGGCCCAGGTCAGCAGGCGTTTGAGATTGTAGCTAAAGGTCCTGCCCGGAGTGTAAGTGGTCTTGAATCCGCAGTTGAAACAGTGATAAGTCCAGCCTGTGTCGTGTTCGATCACGCCACCGCGCCCCCGGCGATCAGGCTTGCCTTCGGTGTGCTCACAGCAGATGGCATTGAAACTGCGCCAGCCGGACGCTGTGCGTTTTACTCTGTTCATGCGGCCAAGTATATCTAGCATCCTGTTATTTTACAGGATAAAATGGTGAGTGTCAATCTCTGTAGAGTACTTGGGTTACCGAGTTGCCATAGATATTGGCAGCCACATTGGCATAGTAGGCCACATTTATGGGCACTGGTGGCAGTGCGAAACGGATGCGCACATAAGGATGATAGCCTTCGGCATTGAAATACTCTTTGCCATATTTGTTGTCGTAGTACTGCACATTGCCAATCTGATACCAATACACAGGCTGACCATCATTTTCGTTGTTGGTGGGTTCCCAGGATCCCTGTAGTTGTACCGCACCTGAGTAGTTGCGGAAGTCCACTTGGAAAGTGCTCTGTGGTGAACCGTTGCTTTGTATGATGCTGGTCCAGGCCACGGGACGATTCACACCATCAATGGCAGCAGTATTGCCAGTGTTGGTCACAGGTATGGTGATGTCTTCGCTGGCGGTAAATCTGGGAAACACTGAATCAACAATGTCCACTGAACCTCTGGCAGTGGCTGCATCATCCACATAACCTGCTAGGTACAGCGCATCGCCGCCCACTGTGGCCACTGCTGTGCCCTGCGAAATCAAGTTGGCGTTGCCTCCACCGGTGAGTTCGATGATGGGTGGCACCACATAGTTCTGTCCACCGTTGCGTATGGTTATCACATCCAGTCTATTGGTTAGATTGCAAGTGGCCTGTGCTTGGCTGGTAGCACCACCACCGGTCACTGTGATAGCAGGTGCTCCGGTATAGCCACGACCAGCATTGGCCACAGTGATACCTGTGAGCCTGCCTGCAAGATATGCCACGGCAGTGGCTGTGGTGTTGATGTTGGCTGCACCAGGATCAAAGGTCACAGTGGGTGGTGCATCGTAGATGCCAGCGTCTACTATGTTGATCTCTACTATGCTGTTGCCTGCAAATGTTATGGTGGCGTTGGCTGTGTTGGCTGCCTGCAGGGCAGCATTGGCGCCCAGGCCCGGACTGAACGTCACGGCAGTATTGGCATCATCGGGATCATAACCATCACCCACATTGGTTATTTCCACAGATTCAACACCGTAGGTGATTTGTGCCAGGCCCAGGGCACTGAAGCCTCCGCCGCCGGCAAATGTGATATTGGGAGTGTGCGTGTAGCCCACACCGGCATCTAGTACCACACACTGATCCACTGCGCCAGTGATGGTGGCAGAGAGATTGGCTCCGGTACCGGTGCCGTATACTGACACCGTGGGAGCCGAAGTATAGCCTCGACCACGGTCGGTGATACGCACTGATTTTATGATGCTGTTGCTGGCACGCTCTATGCTCCAGCTAGCGGGCTGTGCAGGAATGGCCACGGATTCTGCTGCTGTGATTATGGCCCTGCAGGTACCCAAGCGGCTGTTGATGTTTTCCATCTGCTTGGCCAAAAGCAAATTCTCACCGTCGTTGGATATCAATCGCAGAGTAAAACTAAACAAGCTGATGTCCACTGGCTTTTGTTCTTGGTTAAGAAACTGAAAACTCAGGACGTTGTCTACACCTTTGTTGATGATAAGTTTCTTACTAAACACTGGACTCCACCTGTACGTTGTATTTAACTCTGTGTCAACAAGAAGAACGATGGATTTTTGGTCCACTAAATATGCTGAACTTGAGTACATAGTTATATATTTATGCCCAATGATTTCCAGAATCTGTTAAAAGAAAAGTACCCGTTTTTGACGCTGTTACGCTATGCTGGCACGGAATACGTGGGCATAGTACAGAACTCTGATGACATCATTACCACCCTGTACGACTATGGCAGTATCGCTGATGCAGATCTCAAGGGCAATTTTGTAGAACTGGCCAATGTGTGGTGGTGGGAAAGCAATCGCAGCATACCCATCAATATTTTCCTCAAACAGGACTGGGAGATATTCCGCCCGTTTCTCAAGACTTTTATCAACAAAGACATTGAAATACTCATGGGGCCGGTGACCAGCCTAAACGACATAGCCCGCAAAAAGATCAAGCGTAAGTCAATTACCTTGGTCAAGCGTATGGACTAGGTTCATATGCAAGGCCACCAAGTGCGAGTACGCCACCGAGTGGCTGCGCTTGAAGTAATATCCATCCTGCTCAGGTAACCAAATACGTTCTGCTACTTCTCGCCAGGTCTTGCCCTGCAGATATCGCTTGGCTGGTCTGATCACTGCTATAAACATGGCCATACGTGCCACAGTGTCCACTGGTTCGGGCATACGCTGCAGTTGATCCCAGGCATTGTTGATATGCACGATCTTTTGCACAAACTGCTGATCCTGCAATCGTTGCCAGGGGGGAGTGGCGGCCAGCATCTGATCATAGTGCTGTTGATCCCGGATCAGTTGATACACTGTGTTGTTCAGCAGATCGATCTTGAAATAACCGCGCTGTTCGGCCTGTTGGTAATCTATGCTGGCATAACCGTTTAGGGTGTCCCTGGGAATGTCAGTGATGTAGATGCCAGAATTGTGTCTGACCAACTGATCGTTTTTGCGCTGGCTGGCTGCCGTGTAGTCAATCAGAGCCAGCACCTGATCGCGATTGGCCAAGTCTATGTCAATGTCTGCGGCGATTTTCATAGGCCCTGCTGTTGCAAATCGTGTTCTATTTTCAATTGTGTGGCTGCGTAGTCACGGAAACGCTGTGGCCAGTAGTCAGGATCAATCCAACTATAGATGATTTCCTGTTGTTTGGAATCCAGTCTTGACACAAACTCATGTCCTGACGCACAGTTCAGCACTGTCCAGGCCGTGACGCGCCCGGCTGTGATATCCTGTACGATGAGATTGGCATTGAGATATCTAAAGTAATCTCTGTAGTTGGCCAGACTTGAATAACTCTGCATGGTTTCTGTGGCTCTGGCCACAGCATCGTTGGCATCTTCCCTGCGAGTATGAGCCAGCAAAAATTCTTCGTAGATACGATCGCTGCTCCAGTGATAGTCGATCTTGAGTCGGCGTTGTTCCGGAGCCAGCAGCCATCGCACATAGTGTGGAAATGCTATGACTCTGCTGTTTACACAGTATCTGCCAAACTTGACCAGCACACGATACAAACTGTTGTTTTCAAAACTGTGCCACTCGTCTGAGACCTGCTGTCCCAGGCTGCGCTTGATGGCTATATAAGCCTGCAGGCCCAACAGCACAGACTTTTCACCGCGGCTGTGGAATCGGCGTTTGGGTTCACAGAGATGCGCCAGCAGTGTGGATTCTCTGCTGAACTCTCGTTCACAGTGTTGGCATTTATGTTTTGTCGTGTCCAAGGTCTCTATGATATTGTTTGATATCTGCGTCTGTTATCAGTTGATCCAGTACTTCTGCGTCGGCTGTTTTGATTTCAGGAAACAGTTCTCGCAGGGTCTTGGTACGTCGGGTTTCCCGGGATTTTTTCACACGCGGCCAGGAATGCCGCTGTCGTCCCAGGCCCGGACTGGCTGCGATCAGCATATACCACTGCAGTTTGGGATGTCGGCTGAGAAGGAAAATATTTTTGTTGGCATAGTGATTGAGCAGTTGCACATACCCCGACTGCACATCTGGTCCGGCGTCGACATAACTCATCCAGCGCAGGGCCATGTAGCCACTGAACTTTTTGCGATCTTCCGCAGACAACTGATCATAGTACCCGCGATCTCTGCGATCTATGGCAGCCAGCAAGTCCCACAAAAAATTATCGCGCTCGGCCACTACCAGGCCTTTCTATAGTCTACCACTTCGCAGTTGCGGCTGATGTCCTTGACAAAATACACGCATTCAGGATTGGGTTCATCATCTAGCGGAACACACAGCATCTGTCCGTTCTTTAGTTTGGGAGCATACCAAGTTATCTCATGATACACATCAATGATCTGTGTGTCAAGGAAACTGGGACGGAACGATGTCAAGGGATTGAACTGGAATGCTTTGAATCCGCGATCATTCAAGCTGGTCAATGGCAGCACTTCCAGATCGCCCAGTTCGGGCTCACCAATCAAGACCTTCCAGTCCAAGGGCATCTTTACACGATGCCGACCCACTTGTAGTATCAAGGCAGGGCTGGTAAATGATTCCAAAAATATCAATGGTATATAGTGATAGTCGGGCTCGTCGGGGTTGCCGTTGTCAAACACGCCAAAACGCAGGTCGTCAATCTGCTCGGGCAAACTGTCTAGTTCATAACTGATGTTGTCTAAGGTCAAGATTTTCATATAACAATTATACTTGAGATTGAGCAAGTGTCAACCTAACGATACTCCAATTTCTCTTGGGTGAATGGATATTCTGCTTCTCGATAAAAGGTTTTGCGTTTGGTCAAGTGTCGCTTGGCGAATCTGCAGGTTGAGGTTATGTCCCAGATCTGAACAAAGTCTTTGTCTTCTGCTTTACGAATGCCACGACCAATTGACTGGATAACACGCACAAAAGACTTGCCAGGCTCAACAAGCACCAGATTAAAAATACGGGGAATGTTAATACCAACTGAGGCCACACCGTAAGTAGCGACAATGATTTTGTCTGTTGTCTCCGATACTTCATCATAATGATCTTGCCTTTCTCCTGCTTTGGTAGCACCTGATATGAATACAGCACGGTCGCCCAGTCTATCTACCAAGGCACGACCTGCTGTGATACGATCCACTAGGATCAGCGTATTTCCGGTTCGATTTACTTCCTGTACTAGGCTGGCGATGGCATCCAGCCGATCTGCATCTTCCAGCAAAAACTTCAACTCGCTTTGATAGTTGGTATGTTCCTGATGATCCACCAACTGTACCACGTTCACATGGCACTGTGCCAGCACACCTTGCTGTTGCAGTTCTGCGGCTGACAACTGTCCCACCACGGGACCTATGCTGACGTGCAGTGCTTCGGATTCAAACTTTTCTTTGGGTATGGTACCTGTGAGTCCCCAACGTATGGGTATCTGGCTCATGACGCCGGTCAGTAAGGTTTTCAATGCGTCGGCCTTGGCCATGTGTACTTCGTCCACTATCACACACACCACACCTTCTATGAACTCGCCGATGGTGACATCACCTATGTCGTTGCGTGTGTTCTTCAACAGATTGTTTAGGCTTTGCCAGGTGCAGATTGTATGCGTCTTGTTATATTCCTTGCGATCTCCAAAGTACACGCCCACATCCAATCCCAGATTCACATAGTCTTTTTCTGTTTGTGTCACGAGACTTTTGTTGGGCACTATGACTATGGTGCGACCATGTGATTCGCACAGTTGGCTCAAGGCCGCGGTCATGATAGTTTTTCCAGCGCCAGTGGCTATTTCCTGCAGGCACTGCGGATTGGTAATAAAATTGCGGATGATGGAGACCTGATAGTCTCTCAACACTATGGGCTCGCCTTGGGCAGGATGCCCAGCGGGCCACTGTCGATCAGCAAAGGTTGACTCTGTAATTTCAGGAAACTCAAAGTCTCGGCTGTATTCACGCAGATCTTCCAGTTCCACATCATAGCCTTCTTCGTCCAGCACAGGCAATATTTGGGGCAGCAAGTTCACATATGTGCTGCCGCCCAACTGGAAGAACGACAC